CTGGGGAACCAAATGCGCCGGGAAGTCCAGGACCACCATTGCCACCCGTTGTAGCTGTCACTGCACCGAGTCCGCCGTTGCCTCCTGGAGTAATTCCGGTCACACCCCCGTTCGCCCCAGGCTGATGGACACTCGAAAGATGACCCCCAGCACCACCACCGCCAGCCGCGCCGCTAACAGAATTTCCGCCTGCCGTGCTAGCCGTCCCTGCACCACCGCCACCACCAGCGCCCCCAGCCGAAGTATTTGTTTGCACAGTCGGAGAAGAGCCAGATGAACCGGCAATTCCGCCATTCGTCCCAGCTGCACCGCCAGAGGAAGTCACGCCGCTCGCACCAGCCCCAGCGAGTCCAGCGCCACCACCACCGCCAGCGCCAGCCGCCGCAATACCTCCTACGCCCCCGCCACCGCCGTAAGCTGTCTGAATAGCGACCGTCGAACCGCCAAAGGTGCTGTTGCCTCCGACACCACCGGTCGCACCCCCAGAGCCCGTACCGATTGCTCCCGATGTCCCACCAGCTCCAACTACATACGCCTCTGTAGAGCCGAGACTAGACGGTTGAAACACAGCGTAGAACGCGCCTGCACCACCGCCACCACCCGCCCCCGAGGAAGCAGTCCCCAAAGCGGTAACATCGCCTCCACCTCCACCACCTCCACCGCCGACGCCGAAAGCAGTGACGAGTGTTGCCCACGACGGCTTAGTCCAGTTGCCTGAACCAGTCGTGAAGACTTGAATGTCAACGAGTGGTAGGTTAATGTTCACTGAACCGTTCGATCATGTCACATGGAAGTCGAGTAGCTCACGTTAAGCACATCGGTCGACGCAACAGTCTTCGCGCCACCAGTGAAGGCACCGGCTGACCACAGCGTGCCTGCAGCAGAGTCTTGCGTATGAGTTGCTGCCGAACCGAAGAGGATGAAGCAACCCTCAACAGTCCCTGCACCTGTGAACGTGAACGCAAGAGCGGAGGTAAGCGCGATCGCGCCTCCTGATGCTGCGGCCCAAGCGCATGTCGGTCGGTTACCTGAATAGGTCGGCGCATTAGCGCCACCAGCTTCCTTCCAGGAGTTCGTGCCGTTAATCTGCGCGCCAGTATCCCCGGCAGCAGTTGCCGACCAGGAGACTGACGAGATCAGCCCCATATACGGACCCGTCACTGTGTAGGAGGATCCGTTGATGAAGGAAGTGAAGGCAAGATTCTTGCCCTCGGTGCATACCACGTTGTCGATGAGGTCTTCCCACAGCAACCAGCCGTGAGCGTTGTAATGCTTGGCGACGAAGATACCGTGAGCTTCCGCTCCTTCGTGCATCATCGTCCGCTTCATCAGTATGGCCATAGCAGCTTCGTGAGCGCTAGCGGATTCGGATTGCATCATATCTCTCCTAACACAAGTAGATGCTGCTCATCGAGGGAGCGAAGGTTGGTGATCGTGCACACTTCCTCGATCCGCCGTGAGCGAGGCTGATCCATCGGATCGGGTACGAAGGAAATCCCTACAAACAAATAGCCCCCAGCCGCTACGTCACTCGCAACTACGACTCCGTCGTCTCGCACGTAAGCCGGTAGCTGTCTCGGCTCTCCGTGTCCAGAGAACATGTCTGGAGGAGGCGGCCAATAAGTAACCTGAGTTCCCAACACCATAATGGATGCCTCCAAGTGCAGGTGAATAGGTAGCGTTAATTGTAGAAGGTGTAGTTGTATGTCGACGTATCCAAGGCAGTCCCAGCGACGTGGAAACCAGTCCCGGGGGTGACCGTCACAAGGTTAGGATACGCCCCAACCGTCCCTCCGACTGTCTTCAAGCCGAAGACAAACGTGGAGTTTGCCGTAACCGCAGGAGCCGCGACCACAACGGGCGTAGCCCCATTCATTACGAAGGTTCCCGAATGTCCCGCGACTTGCTCGGCTCCACCAAGAGCAGTTTGCAAAGCTGCGAGGTCAGAGGCGTCTAGCTGCAGATTCGGTGAATCGACTACATATGGCATGATGATCTAACTCCTATCTAGTCGATCCACTACTTCTTGACTGGAGCTGCCGGTGCTAGCGGGGCCAGCGGAACCGTACTCACTACTGGGGAAGTAGTAGGAGTAGCAGTAGCAGCTCGCGGAGGAGCATCCGACTCCGCCTCAACAGGCTCGCTTCCGTGTACTTTAGCCCCAGGCAGCGCGACGCCGGAGATCTGTGGGCCAATCGGCTTGTTGGGGTCGATCGTCTTGCCCGTAGCAGCCGCGACCCGCTGAGCCGTGAGCAAGGTCTGTGCGTCGGCATCCTTCGCAGCGGTCGCTTCGTCAGTGACGGGTATAAAGCGATCCTTGAACGCCGAGAACTGCGCATCGGTAAGCTTCACAATGTCGCCGACCGAAGCCGTAACGTGGGAGTCGTTGAACTCGTCACCTGAGGTATCGTCAGTGTTACGAGGAACGAAGTTAGGATTCGGGACATAGTGAGTCCCTTGCACAAGACGGTATTCTTTCGTTGGTGCCTTAGCCATCAGATTCACTCCTTAGAACGCGGGGTTAGCGTGAGTGGGCGAGTATGCGAGTGGTTGGTTACGAGAAGTGGGCTATCCCAGATTGGTGAACGTAGTCGTTCTTGACTCGGGGAACCATAATCGCCATGACTTTGAAGTTGACAACCATACCACCTTGCTCTTCCCACTCGACTGTGGTCGGCTGCATGCCGTCAACCATGTCGACGACGTCCGACGTCATCTGGATGAGCAGCACGTTGGTGGTTGTGAGGTCTTTGGACTCCTTGATCCCCAGGATCCCGGGAATCGCCAGCACACGTTCGAGAATCGTGCGATCCGAATACGCCTTAAAGTCGGCGCCCATCGCAGTAAACGTTGCTGAGGGAACATACATGTGGTAGGGACCATACATGTTGTTGTTCTTCAAGGCCTGGATCATCGCGAGTGTATCGGTCACGATCTGCGTACCTGTCGCAGTTGCCCAAGAAGCTGTTACGCTCCCGGTCGCTCGATAGGTAGCTGTAGTGTAGCCTTGCACAGCGTTGTTGGAGCCGAGCACCGTAGTGCCGGCAAACAACATCGTCTCGATACCCTCGGAGACGATGCGAGCCGACAACTGGGCTTGCGTAACATCCAGAGGGACGCCGAGGCGTCTGGAGGAATGCAACTGCCGGATGTTGATGTTGAAGTCCTTATGGATGATCGGCAAGGGGAGGGTCAGTAAATTGAATTCTTGCCTGTCATTAGGTGTCTGGGAGAGCCCTGACATGTTGATCTCAGCACCGGTCAGCACCGAGATTTGTTCCCAAACGATCTGCGTTACGCCAAGGGCATCGGGAACGTTGTACGTGAGCCCCATCGAAATGAGGTCCGCAACGCCAACGAGCCGACGCCGAGCGACTTCGATCACGGCCGTATCGTACAACTGCCACTCGAGGCGCCTCAAGGTCGCATTCGCGCGAATCCCGTTGTGATACATGAACCCATCGGGGCCCTGCACAGCCGACTCTGGAATCGCGGGTCGAAGCGCGTTAATACTGAAGCCAGAGCCAAGCAATCGCTTCGCAACTGAGCCTACAGCCGAGGTTCCTCCTGCATTCTGCGTGAGGGCGTCGGCAACTACCATTGGATGCATGATATTCTAACTCCTGTTGCGCACTAGGCGTAGACCATCGAGGCGCGCGTTAAAGTAGGTAGGTAGGTAGGCGGCGGCTGGCTACGTGAGGGCGATACGAACTCTTGCGATGTTCGCACCCCCCGAATTGTCGAGAGCATCCATCGATACACCGAGAATTGTACCCGATGCGAAGAGCCTCACGCCACCGGCGCCGTCAGCTTCGACGAAAGCCCCGATCGTGAGCGCAGTTGCTGCGGCTGCAACGTATGCAAGAACCCAGTCGCCAGAAGTGAACCATTCCATCTGGACGAGGTCACCACTGACATAGTTGTCATCGATGCCCTTGCCGATGAGTTCGTTCTCCAGCGCGAACAGCTTCGGAGGATGACCACCGGCTGTGCCCCATACGGTCACGGTATTAGCCGAACCGAGGAGGCAAATCGAGCCGGGCAAGATCGTCCCCGCAGCGGGGAGCTCGAGGCGAGTACCGATCCCCTTAAGTCGGATAGTGCGCGGGCTGGCATTAATTGTGATGTCGACCATTGAAAACTCCTATCCCAAAGAGGGAGCAAGCGGTTGGTTGTAGCTGTTAGGCTGCTGCCTCGCCCTTTTTCGCCGAACGGTTGTCGGCAATGCCTAGCCGCGGCGGAGGAGCTGCGAACGGCTCGTTCTTCTCGTCGTGCTGCTGTTGTGCATTCACGCGGGCGGTGTCGACGCCGAAGCCTCCTTGGCCTCCATAGTTGGGGACGACCGCCATCTCAGCGAGGTTCTCCAGCATCGGGAGCTCGAAGGAGTTGAGCTGCTCGTCGGTGAACTTGTTGCGAGCGTTTGCCTTGATGGAACCAACCAGCTGCGCTTTGCGGTTCGAGTGCATCTTGAGACTCGCCTCAAGCACGGGGCGGAGCTCGGGAGGAGCAGCTGCGAGGAACTGCTCAAGGGTCTGCGGTTGCGGCTGCGGGGGAGCTGAATTGCCCTTACCGCTACCCCCCGTGAAGTCAGCCTTCGCGCCCTTCACGGGGGTAGCATCCTCGTCGGCGGGCTTCGTCCCCTTCTTGTTGCTCTTTGCATCGGGCCCGTCATCGTCTTCCTCGTCGTCATCGTCAGCCATAGGCTTCTTGGCGTTCGCTGCCGTCTTGGGTTGCCCAGAGTTAGTAGCTGAGGCGGCATTGACAAGCAGTGCAGCTGCTTTCAGTTGGTCTGTAGTGATGTTGAGGGTAGGTGCATTCGAATTTGCCATTGGATCACTCTCCTTACTTGCGGTTGCCGTGGTACACAAACTAATAGCGGTCGATAGGTTCACTTGCTTTTCATCGTCGGCAATCGACCCGTTTTTGGTCTTCGGATCAATGTCGTACGAAGCTCTGTAGTTTTTGCGGGAACCATAGTCACCACTGCCATCCTCCCGCGAGTAGATGGCGTGCTTGTTAGTGAACCCCGTAAGATAAGGATAGTGTTTGGAGAACTTCGCGTCAAGGGCCGACTGCAGCGAGCTATGTGCATCGTGCGACATCAAGCCATCGGGGAGCGCTAATGCGAGGATTCCTCGAGCAATTGCGTGCTTCTGCGCGATGCTGAGCTTCGGTGGACGATGATTCTTCGGCTTGTTGGCGCGAATCCCTAAGGCCTCTGCTAATCCGGTGAATCGTGAAAGCAGCGTCGCACGGTCCGTAGCAACTTGTGCAATCTGCTTCTTAGGAGGCGTGATAACATTGCCATCCTCGTCGTATTCCACTTCCCCCGAATCCACCTCGCTATCCCCAGTGCCCGCACCGGTAAGCTCTTGGTCGAAGTCCCAGTCGAGGGTCTCCCCAAGGGGCGCTTCTTGCGATCCAGCGGACGAACGATCATTAGCGTTGCCAGGTGATGCTGAGGACAAATCCGATGCGGCTTGTTGTCGTGTAGTAGCCATGGAGCATTCCTCACATGAGCAGTTGCCAGTAAGTCTATGAACTCGGAAGGTCGATTGGGATTGGGATTGGGTGGTCGGGAGGACGCGCTTGGCGTTAGCATACACACCACAGCCATCCTCGATGGAGCAAGCCCCTATAAGATCGCCTGGTAGCAAGGCTAGATGGTCCGGAACGACTCCGCGCCAAATGCCAGCGTATTCGGATCCGTCGTAGGCTCCCGGCGAATCCTCAGAGCCCGTAAACAGACCTGTAGATACCTCGACTTTGTCACCGGCTTTGATGTGGGCCAGTAAGTCGCGGGCCGCCTGAGAGTGATGTTGCATCTTCTGGGGATCGAGCCAAATCTCCATCATAAGCTTGGCATTGGATACTTTGGTATTGAAGATGAAGCCTACCTGGAAAGCATCAAGCACATCAGGTGAGTCAGACGCCGAAACTCTAATGACCTCTGGGATTACACTAGGGTCGGACTCGATCTCGTCTGTATTCACAACCACCCAGGGGTGATCTATTGTAACTGGGCGGCCGTTCCACGCGCCTGGGAAGCGCCCGAATTCGGAGGCTAAAGCTAACTCAGGCTGGTTAGCTGTAACACCTTGAATAACACCTTCAACGAGAGCGACGACGGGGGCTACTATGTAATCCTTACCCGAGAGTTTCTCGGTTCGGTAAGTCCCCGCCGTCGTCGCATTTATGGCAAGAAATTCACGCATAAAGTTGTTAGCTCCAGCGCAGCTGTTGGCGCCGCAGCAGTATTACGTCCCAGCAGTCGGAGTGGACGAAGGAGCGTTGCTTGCTCCAGTCGCGGACGCAGGAGTTGCAGTTCCGGAAACAGTCGCTGCGGGCGCCGGAGTCGTAGTCGTAGCCGTAGTAGCAGCGGCTGCGAGAGCTGCAGTGTCCATGCTCTGCAAGGTTGTATTGACAGTGCCAAGAGCCGTAACGGCCGCTGCGACGTCTGCGGGATTGCCAGCAGCAACGGCCGCTTCAAGATCGGTGAAAGCCGTGTTCATGTCGGTTTGCAATTGGGTGACGAGCGTAGTGAGCGATGCAACTGCGGTATCGAGTGCGGTAGCCATGGAGTTTACCCGTGCGGTGAGAGCTGCGAGAGATGTCGCAATGGGGGCTAGGGCCAGCTTGAGGGCTGCTTGAAGAGTGGTATCTTCCGAGCTCATGATGATGAAGAATGCCATTCGTCAATCCCTAAACCCTTTAACTACTTATAATAGTCAATAGTTTGGGCCACCTCAAGAGGAATCTTTTGGTCAAATTTTGGTCAGAAAAAAGGGACCGAAAGATTCCTGTTGATTAAGTAGCATTTTTACTGTATTATAGTTTTTTAGGAACAAGTAAGTAATAGGTAACCAACAGGTAGTCTTATGACCACAACTACACCTCCGCCCTCGCTCCTATCAATCCCCATCACTTGGAATACATACGCCCTCATCGATCCCACGCAGCTTCCCGTGGGCCCCCAAGGTGAGCAGGGAGTGCAAGGCATTCCGGGACTAGTAGGGCCTGTGGGACCTCCAGGGGCAGCGGGAACTCCAGGGGCGCAGGGTGAACAAGGTGTACAAGGCATCCCAGGCGTTGTAGGGCCACAAGGTGCGCCAGGTGCGCCAGGTGCATCCGTAACCACGATGCTTACGCAGCTTGTTTTGCCGTGGGATACCAATACACCTGTGGTTGCGGGCTCGTCCATCTTACTCTTGCAGTCCCCATGGATGTCCGCTGAGATCGTGTCAGCCTCCTGCTTCTGTTCGCAAGGCTCCTTCACCATCGAGCTCTTGAACAACGGTGCGCCGGTGACTGGTTTGTCGGCTGTCCCCGTCAACCAGACGTCGACCACCACCCCTGCTATGGGCGCTAATACGCTTCCGAAGGGGCAAACCACTCCTACAGTCCCCGCGTTGGTGTTAGTGATCTCCAATGTTGTGGGGCAACCGCTCAACGCGATCCTTCAGATCAACCTCCAAGTGAGCCCGAACTGATATGAGGATTCCAACTCGTTTGCTGCTCGGGGTCGCTTCGGCAGCCCTCCTGCCAGCCTCAGCTTACTCGGCTATAGTCGAGCGCCCATCTCTGCATGGCAACCCAAACTCAGTATCGGCATACTCAGTCTATCCTAACTGCACCGTGCCCTCAACGACTAGCACCGGCAACAAATGGTATTTCGATCCAGTTGCCGGCCAGACGCCTGCATACTACGCCGCTAATCCTCCGGCTACCGGCATCGCTGGCGATCAGCAGCATCCGTGGAACAGCTTGGTCGGCGCGATCAGCGGTCTGTGGGGTACGGCCAACGTGACTCCCGGCACCACCTATCCTGGCTACAAGCGCCCCTTGCTGTCGAGTATCCCCTACCTCCACTTCACGACTGCTGGTGAGCCCGGTCTAGTCCCAGGGGAAGCCATCGGGAAAGTTTTTGCCGCTGACAATGTTGGAAACCCTCCAATCCATCCAGGTGACACTCTTCTGCTGATGACGGGAGACTATGGACCGATTCAGATCGGAGCTCCTAATCTGGAGACAACCAATTCTGATTTTGTGAGGGTTGAGCCGGGGCCAGGTCAGGCACCTATCATCGACAACATACTGGTTTATGCGTCTACTAAGTGGCTGTTCGACGGCGTTACTTTCCAGAGCATCAGGACCCCCACGACTGGAAGTCAGGCGCTCGTCACCGTCAAGGATGGCGGGACTGGGTTCCCCGCAACCGATATCGTCTTTAAAAACATCTTGGCTACTTCCGCTCCCAGTACGGTTGTGGCTACTTGGACGGCAGCGAATTGGTATGCTAACGCGCGCACCGGGTTTAGCATTACCGGATCGGCGGGCAGCGGTACGAACGGGGAGCCCTATACAACGTGTGTGTCGATTACCGACTCGCACATCACTAATGTCTATATCGGCACAGCCCTGTTCGCCAACAACATCCTGTTCGACCATAACGAAATAGACCATGCAGCTGAGGACATGCTCGACTTCGGAGGGAATAACCTGATTATCACGCACGTGCGAGAGCACGACGGGGTAACAGCTGGTGATGGCAATCACAATGATGGAATGCAGGGGCAGGCTGGAGCATTAAGCATCGCCGCGCTCAATGCAGGCGTCAAATACAATCAGTTCATGAATGTCCTGATCGATAGCAATACGGTTATCAGGCGCACGGATCCGAACCTCTCACTCCCGTCTCCGCAAGGTCTGCAAGGCATCGATGCTTTCGACGCCGACTGGACGAACATCACGGTCACGAACAATGTCGTCATCAGTCGAACATGCTGGGGCATAAGCTTCGCTAGCGTTCACAATGGTCTGTTCGCTAACAATACCGTCGTCGATGATGGCGACACATTCGTAGTGGAGCCCAACTGCACGTCGACGTTCGCCGTTGGTAATAATTCCCACCAAGGGACCGCGACCTCGAATACCCGGATAAGCAACAACCTTGCTGACACGTTCGAGCTCGCTGTCAACGCCACAACCGGTGTCACTGCCGATCACAACGTCGCCTTGAACTTTTACCAGGGCTTCCAGGGATACATCAACGGCGTCTGGAGCTACCAATGGCCAGCCGGCAAGGATGCTAACGGGAATATCGCACCTGCTGCCAATATTCCGTACGCCACGCAGTTCGTATCGTGGCCTTCCTCTCCAACTACGTCTTGGCAATACGATGTGCATCTGCTGCCGGGTTCAGTGGCTATCGGCGCAGGCACGAGCGGTGGAGTCCTTCCAACAATCAACATCATGGGTGCTACTCGTGTAGCGCCGTGGACAGTAGGGGCTTACTAGGCGGTCCGCAATGACTAAAACGATCGAGCAGCGCTTAACCGACGAACAGCTATTCGCCATTGAGCAGAAGGTGCAAGCCCAGCGGGTTCGCTATCTTATCAGAACTCAGGTGTGCGAGCCTGAATGGATAGATGCACTGATTGCCGAGCTGTGGGAACTCCGCGACGGTTCGAAATCGCGCCCACGTAAAGCCTGACCAAAATTTGACCCAAAAATTCCTGTTGATTTTGACTGGTTTCTATAGTATCATACTTCTTTCCGGTTTTTCAAGAACCACACAACTGCTTTGAAGAGGCCACCATTGCCTGACCAAAATTTGACCGAAATAATTCCTCTTGACTTCCTTAGTCTTTTATAATACAATACTTCTTTCCGGGTTTTGATGAGGATGCCATGAAAAAACTGCTTCTAGCTTCGGCCGCGCTGCTTTGTCTTGGTTTGAATAGTGCTTTTGCCGGCAACTACACTATTCCGCAGTGGCAATCCACTAGCCCGACATCAACCGGGGCAAACTGTGTCCCTTCTGGGAGTAGCTTAGGTATTCCAATTCCAGCGGGTACGGTTATCTTTGTCTGCTCCGTAGCACCGATTACCTGGGTGCCTGGTACCGCATCATCCAACGAGTCGAACCTAGCGATCGGCGGCTATACTAGCGGCGCCGGTACTGCGGCCTCAACGTTCACTCTCGTTACGGTCGCCCCGGTGACGACCATCCAGACGTTTGCCGCAAACACTGGGGTTATCCTGCCGTGAAGTGGGCCATCCCTACAATCCTCTTGCTTGGCATTGGCTCTGTAGCCCAGGCACAGGCACAGACGCAGTACACAATCCCATTGTGGGCGAGTACTGCACCTGATCCAACTACTGGGTTAATTCCGCCATACTCAGACGCTTATGCGAATTGGAGTCAGGCTGGTGTTAACAATATTCCGTTTCAGGGAACCATTCAAGGTACAATATTAACTGTTACGCAAGCTGATTCTGGCTCTCTTGGTATAGGTCAAACTATTAGCGGTAACGGTGTTGCACCTGGGACTATGATTACTGATATGGCGCCAGATAATGGTCTTACTGGCGCTGGGGATGTTGGAACTTACGCCGTTAACATTCCACAAACTGTACCTTCACCTTAGTGAAGACCTGGTTTGTGGTGATGACGTTGCTGGGAGACCCACCGGTGATCCTTCATCCGGATCGCCCTCTCACGCGTGGCGAATGCGACGCTGCTGTACTCCCTTACGTTAACGAGTTCCAGCGGACGTCGGACAAACAGTGGGACGTTTGTCCGCTCGCGTCCCAGGCCTGCATGTTTCAGTGTGTAGACACCACAATCTGGTAGTTTGGCGACGCAACGTCATTTGCGGAACCACTCAACGAACACAATCGCCACAGCTGCGATGAGGGAACAAATCAGGATTAGCCGCTCGATCGACCTCCAGCTGCCAGCCTCTTGCCCTGAAGCAGAGGCACGCCAATCCTCTAGAGAGTCGACTCTAGCTATGAGACTTGCGTGTTCGGACTCGAACTCGGCCCTAGTTAGAAACGTCCGCTGCTGGTCTGTGAGAACGGCCCGAAACTCGTTTACGCCGTCGAAGCGCTTCTCAGTGGCTTTATCCGCTTTCTCTAGGGCTCGTTCTGTTGCGTTGTGCGCAGCGAGGACTGCCTTGTCGAAGTCCTCAAACCTTCGGTCCATGTAGTCGCGAAGTGTTACTTTCTCTTCCTCTGCCATAAGCATCAAAACCCCTTTATTGGTTGGGTGGCGAGCCATCCCCAGCGGAGCCGGAGCCAATAACGCCACCAGTGTCGGCATCCACTTTGGGATCGGGTGATTGCCCTGTGAGTGGTGTGTCACCTGTTGGTACTGGATCGTCGAACACCGGAGGATGTTTGCCGAAGCTGACAATCCTACGCATCTCGTGGTCGGTGAACAACGAAGGCTCATCCAGCGAATTCCCTTGTTCGTCCGAAGCTGTTAGGCTCTGAATCTTGGCCTTCGTGAGATTGACAGCCGAGCGAGCCATCTGGGCAGAGGTCTGAGCGCGTTCGAGGGGACTCAACTTGAAAGCCTCTGGCCACGAGATCTGTAAGTTCTGTGGGGCTGGGCAGACGCCAGCGTTGATCATACAGTCAAGGAACCGCTTAAGCACGATGGGCTCCGCGTACTCAGTGACGCGTTCCGAGACTCGATCGCTCCAGTTCGCTCTGTCTTGGTGTGATGCCACATTGCCGCCAGCGGAACCCCAGAACATCTGCTGTGGAATCCCGGTGCCGGCCGAGATCATCATGATCAGAACTTTAGCCACATTAATAGGATCAGCATGGTTAGCAACAGAGCCAAGGTCCTTAATGTCCACACCGCGTGTTCGGATAAATCTCTGGATCTGGTGTTGGTAGTTTTCAACCTCGCTCTGGAGCTCTTTCGCGTCCTCAGGCGAGAGATCCATCTCCTTGTCAACATTGACCTGCATCCCCCTGTTCGCAAGGGTCCAAAACAGCTCAGCCGAGCCTCCCGAGACTTTCATCATGTCGTTGACGTCGTTGAATACAGCCTCCATCCTGGAGCAGCCGAAGGTCTGATCCTCTAGAAGGTTCTCCGCGATGTGTACGACTCTTGAATGGTGGACGTTGAAGGGTTGACGGAGCTGCACCGCATTCATGCCAGGTGCAATGGTTGCTTGCAGTCCCTCGATGAGGAAGCGCCCTGGATTGATGTTGTACATCAGGGGGCGTCCGAATCTGGGGTTTGTCGTGTCCGTTTCCCACTGTAAAATGCTGATTGCAGCCTCGTGGTAGGGCTGCAAGTAGAGCACCTTACGTCCTGCTTTCGGCTTGATTGGTGCTTCCCAGGACTGTAAAGGTCCCAAGGCTGGCCAACCTACAGGGATGTTGAAAGGTTGGTATTGAGTCCAGTTTGCTGGCAGTTCCAGCGGTAGATCCAGCGGAAGACCGTCATCGAAGCCTACTACCATGACGGCGAACCGTCCAAGCCCAGCAAGCTTGTCGAGCCGCATGATGTTGGACCACAAGGAGCTCGTGTCGCACAGATCTGCCCAAGCCTGGTTAAACTCGGGATTATCGGCCCCAAGTTGCGGAGGATCTGCCCAAGTCGATCGCACTGGCAAGTCCACTACGGTTTTCGCGATGCCGTTGCGATAGTACATCGCAGTAAAGTTGCGGTAGTCAACAAGTCGCTCGTAACCGAAGAGTTCGTAGAGGTCGCGGCGACCGCCAAACGCGATCCCCGCCATCCACATTCGCACCCTATTAAACAGCATTTGTGCGTTAATTACGTTGCCCACAACTAGTACCCCTTGTACGATCTACGAATGTAGCCCCAATTAGGATTGTGTGCGTCCGTACAGCTGGCTGCGGATGCTCTTCTAGGGATCGAATTGCTCCAGCTTGGCCAGTCGATCCAAGGGCGGAAGTTGTAAACGGTGGCCGTGGCAGTTGTGGTGACTAGCTCGTCATCGGTTGGTTGGGGTGAGGTTACGGCTTCCCCAGGTGGCACCCGCGGGTCTGGAAAGTTGAAATTGAGCTGCTCGCTGGAGCTTACCTTTACGAATGGCATCGGTTTTGCCTGTGATGTTGGCTGGCTCTCTCCCCCAAGTAGCTGAGTAGAGTTTTTTACCTGTAAGCTTCGTGTAAGCTGCCGCTACTGTATCGACTTGGTCGTCATACATGCCAGGGAAGGTATCAAACTCGTGCACGAACGCTGGGACCCATGCTGCCTCTAGCAGGAACACCTTCCCCGCTTGGGCTCCCGCCAGAAGGGGTTGTGCTCGTAGCACCTTCTTCAGGGTTTCTGGGAAGGGCTCGACCTTGAACTCGGGTAGGATAGTCCTCTGGTAGTGTTCTACGAGGGCTTTGCCCATAGGGCCACCAGCACCAATGCCAATAGGAATACCAGGGCCATCCTGAATAGCTGTATCCAGAACCAGAGACTCCGCTTGACCCGGAGAGCACTGCTTTCGGATAATGTTAAGGACGAAGAAAAAGCCAGTAACAGGTTGATAGCCACACAGGCTTCCAACAGTGTAGTCACCACCGTCCTCCGTGGTCGCGAGGTCCCACATCCTGATTAGCTTGAGGTCAGCAGGCACAATCTGGACGATTTTGAGCCAGTTGCCGTCACTGATCTTGCGAGCTTCGTCAAGCGGGCGCTGTTGGTATAGAGCCTGGAAGAATGCGGGTCCTAGGACTTCAAAACGCTCTAGTAGAACGGAAAGCGGGTACCGTTCTGGGAAGAGGGGTTGGCCTGGGAGTCGTCCAAGCAGGTCGTTTTGCTCGGCCAGAGCTGGAAGGATGATATTTGTCCATTGGCCAGGAAAAGCTTTAGTGATCCGTCCGATGAGATCGTCGCTATGCCAACGAGTAGCGATGATGATAACGGTACCACCGGGCTCAAGTCTGGTGTAGGCAGTGGTAGTAAACCAATTCCATATGTAGTCTCGGTAGACTTGTGACAGAGCTTCCTTGATTTCCTTGACATAATCGTCGACCAGTAAGACGTTCGCTCCCCTACCTGTGATGGAACCACCGACGCCTGTCGACAGCATTCCACCTCCGCCTTCCATAAGGAAGTTGTTAACCTGCCGTGCATCGGACTTGACACGGCAATTGAGGATGTGTTGGTTCGCAATGATGGTGTCTCGAGTCTCACGCCCGAAGCCTTCCGAGAGCTCCGCGCCGTAAGATGTGAGAATCACCTGGTGTCTAGGGAAGTTTTCGAGCACCCAGATGGGCGTATACACGTCAACCAGCTGGGATTTCCCGTGCCGAGGCGGTGCCGAGATGATTATGCGCCCGCTACCCTTGGCAATCGCGGCAGCTATGATCTGGGAGACATAAAGCAGCCAAGCTGCTGGGATCCACCGGCCTTGGGCCAGTTTGTACGCCAGAGTAGCAGGGGTTAGCCGCCAATTCTGCGCAAGCTGCTGTAATGCTTCCTCGTTATGTTCGCTGATTGGTAGGGTTGAGACTTCGTTCACTGAATAGGAGCCCCAAAGATACCCCAACCAAGCAGACCGATCAGGATGAAGTCGACGATACCGCCTCCAGCGAGGTGGCCATATCCGCCAAACACACCGCCGAAGTCAGCCACTAACCAGAGCACGAGGCAGACAACGTAGATGATCCAGAACAGCAAACCCTTAGGCATAGCGTTCCCCTGCTCCTAGTAGCGAAGACTGTGGCCGACTCCGACCCCGCCGAGGAGCCAGATTATCAGTACTACGACGAGCACAAGCCCTAGAACGCCACCAAGGCCAGCACCTCCCCACCGACCGTTAGCATAGTAGCCACCACCTCCCCCGAATATGAGGATGATCAAGACTACGATAAGGATTGTACTCACTTTGCCACTCTCCATCTCCACGGGCACTATTACCCTACGTGCAGATATACCCAAACGAACATGTAGCCGACCATGAAAGCGCCAAGTGCACGCCAGAACAAGTCCTGGACCGTGTTGATGTCGTCAACTATCGTCGCTATCGTTGGGGTTTGCATGGCTGATCTCCGTGGCTCTCGTCATACGGATGACGAGTTCTTGCGCGGATGCTAGCGCTGCAGGGTCTTTAAGCAGCTTCCGCACATTGATGCCGTCGGTAGGCACGTTGGGATTGGTGAGCGATACGCCTTGTTGAAGAGTAATGGCTTTGATTCTGTCGGGGCTTTCCAGCTGGTATGTCTCTGGATTCGTGATGCGACGCATCGACATCTCGATGGTTTCGGCTCTAAGTTCGCGCGAGCTCCCGCCTTGCTGGCCCATGGTGGTGAGACCAAGCGCCATGCGTTGCAGCTTCATGATGGTTTCGAGCACCTTCACGTACTTCTCGGGCTCTGCTTTGAGCTGTTCCCACTCGACACCGTCCTCGATGCCCTTGAGCTTCGCGAGAAGGCCTTCTGCCACGAGGTAGTGGTTGTCCTCGCAGGCCATAATGCGCTGTTCACGCTGTTTGGCTGCGTGAATAGCCCTCATCATGTCGAAACACTTAGAGCGGAGCCCCCAGTAGCGCTCGTGGAACCACTCCGTGAGCAACGTCATAGGAGCTTGGGTTTGGGTTTGGGTCAGCTTGGCCAACGAGCGCATCCCCGGAAGGGTGCAGTATTCGGTGAAGGCCGAGTATTCATCCTGAGTCTCCCAGCCGAACTTGCCCCACAAAGGGGATCCATCGGGTAGCGTTGGGTACCCTTCGGAGTAGTTGAGGGTGAGCTGGCTGTTGTCGAGATACTCCTCCATCAGCTTGTAGTCGGGGGGAGTTTGCGCGAAGATCGTCCAGTCGAGGAGATCGCTTCGGTAGATGAAGCGGGGGAGTTGGAATTCGTTGAGGGGAAGGTTTTTCGTGAGGTTGCGGACGAGATCGGCTCTCGATTCGATCTCGTTGAGCTTGATGTTGCGGAGGGCCCTAGGCAGATTCGGGTCGAAGTCTTCGTCCAGGAGGCTTTCGAGTTCTAGTGGGGGTGGGCTGCCATGGCTGGTGGCCGGCACCCCTAGTTCCCGCGACCCAGCAGCAGTAGCAGGGACTTCCGTGCTAGGGTCAGTTGTGGTCTCGTGGTGAGTTTCGGTTTCGCCTGAGAGCGGGAGTGTCGCGCCGCTGGGTGGGATGATTGTGCCCAAGCTACGTGGGGCTCTGGGGAGGGTCTCGCCATAGCGGGCCGTAGCCGCGCTCTCGAATGAGGTGAGACTCGTCACGAAGTCGTCACGCGCTTGGGCGTTTTCACTGACGTAGTCTTCCGCGCTCCGGATGTTCGTCGGCTTCGGACGGTTTTGGGCTATGAGCTTGTCAATGTCAGCAGGTTGGAGCTTCATGGTTGTCCGCTTAGCCTATTCGAATTGTATCCCCCAATTATAGTATGTTGTTTGTGGCATGTCAACACAATTATTTTGGTCAAATTTTGGTCAAAGAGCATGAACTGGCGCCCTTCATTTGACCAGAATTTAACATATTGATTTATCATAATGTTTGATGTAAAATCAGAAATACGATCGTTGGAGGATGATTATGAACGGTTTGATGCCTATGCCTATGTCGGACGCAGCAGCGCAAGTAGCTATCGAGCGAGCCCACGCGACTGGTGAATTGCTCTCGCCACCGCTCGAGGCTAGACACTTGACGTTCGACTTGATTACGTCGTGTGCGAGCTCGTTGACTGAGAGTCCCCGCATTCGCTGCTCGGACTTGCCGAAGCATCTCACTATGGAGCAAGCTCTTAACGAGTGGCTGAAGTTGATAGACGCACATCGGGAGCCTAGAATTACGGCGCGAGAGCTCTATCGCGGTATGGGTTTCCAGACCCTGATGAAGACAATCGAGGCCTTTCGGCCTCAGAGAGTGGTGATCGTCTCAGGAGCGATGGGGTTCGTGGACATAGATGACTGGGTCGTGCCATACGATTTCTCGGCGACAACTAACATGCCCGAAAACATTCTGCTCTCCGTGACAGCCGAACCTTTCGTGACAACTGTTTGGTGGCGGATGCTCAACGCTGCTCGTCGTAGTCCACCGACTACTTCTCCCGTTCGCGAGATGGTTGAAGGGACGACCTCGGACTATGTGGTGATTGCATGTTCGAAAGCTGGGCTCAAGTACATCGCTGAGGATATACTCTCGATACCCTATAAGTTGCGTGATAAGGTTAGGATATTGCTCGCAGCTTCGAATCAGGGCTCAGTACCAGCACAGCTTCGCCCCATGATGCTTCCCTTCGAACGTTCCTTTATATCGCACCTGCCCGGCAATCGGAGCGATGGCAACCATCGAGCAGCCTATCAGTATCTCGAGATGATGACGCACAACCCTGAGTTTGCACGGCAAACCGTCTCTCAGCAGAGAGGGGTTTTTATCAATGTGCCAAGATTGGTAGGGGATATGCATTCGCACGATGAACACGTGCCATATGGGCGTACCAAGGTGGATCTCGAGGCGTTTCTGCGTGAGAGGCCGCAATATCTCGGGTTGCCCTGGGAGCAAGCATTTATACTGTCGCGGCGCGAGCTCGGCGTTATTGGTGGTCGGTTACACTTTAGAGGGCTGCTTCGGAAGCTTCGCGAGGAGTTGGTTGTTGCACCAGTTGTGGGGGAGGATGCAACTTTGCAGGATTCCGGCGCGGTCGAGGCACTTGCGGGCTTAGGGCTCACCACGACGGCTGCGTTCGATGGTAGCTCAGGGTCGGTTGACGACGAGGAGGAGGTCTTACGGTTGTGTCGGGTCTTTGTTTCGGCGGTGCGGAGTGCCAACCCCAGGGCTGTGTTTCAGGCCGCGGATGTCTGTAAGTGGGCAGGAGTGTATTGGAAGAGTCGCTACCCGCACGAGGTTACTGGTTTTGGGCCAGACTCAATATGGCCTACCACTTTCGATTCGCCTAAGAAGCTGGCACACTTACTTAAGGCCAATAAGGGGTTGCTAGGGCTCGTGGAGATCGGTTCAGGCTCATCCAAAGCCTACTGTCTAGCCTAACTGCCTATGCTATGCTAGGACATGGCCTATGGTACAACGGTCAGATACCAAAATTTTGGGCGGAACTCCGCACGTCACAGTGTGCCTTGGTTCAAACGGTTAACTGGCAAAATTTTGGGACGATACCCACACCCCGCTTTTTTGCGAAAAACAAAAAGTATTTCCTAAAATTTTTCAATTCACTATATAAATATTATATGACAAATAGCAAAATAATGCTTGATTTTTACCTAAAATCATTATAGTATTATATTCATAGAAAGAATAGTCTTTCTATAATATAAAAAGAGGAAATCAAATGTCTAATTATTCAGAGAATCTCAAGAAGAATCAAACAGTAACTCAAAAGTCTATCACTTCTATGGAAGAAGATAGTTTACGTAGAATGACTACAGTAAGTGATCAAGTTAGATTTCTAGATAGAGAAGGATATCAAAGAACTCAGATTAAAAATATCTTAGGTATTTCATATCAACACGTTAGAGGTATATTAGAAAGGCCTTTGAAGCGTAAGTAGAATTTAATATAGAGACTCTATAGAGAAATCTATAGAGTCTTTCTTTAATTAGATAGAAGGACAAAGAAAAATGTACAAAGTCAGGTTCGTACTAGGAGCCTTCGAAAGCGTTGAGAGCTTCCCTACATACCTCGCCGCGCTCCGCCGTTGGCGCGAGCTCGAGAGTTACGCCTCGTCCGAGCGGTTGTACTTCGAAGGCGCGATCCTCTAGGTCGAACGGGAGGGAGTGAAAGCTCCCTCCTTCTTATTTTGCTTCGCAGGCCCGCGCAAACCGGGCGCCGCCGGCAAAATTTTCTACCGCTTTCCGCGTTTTGCGCGCTGCGACCGCGCGGCTCTGTGATCGCCGGCAATACCAATTCCCAGTTTTTTATCGCGTACGCACGCGCGACCGTGAGACCGCTGAGAAGCGTCTCGCTAAGCTACAAGCTGTCGCCCCTAATATTTGCCCTAAGAACCGCCAAATAACCTCTAGTGGAACACAGGAAAATGATGTATTATATTATTATGAACCTAGAATAACCTAGGTTCATTAGTCCAACCGATAGGAAGTAACGACATGTCAAACTATTCGAACAGTCTGAAGAAGAACAACCCCACCTTCCAGGTAACCCTGACGGACGAGATGGAGGAGCACCTGATGCAGTGCACGACCATTTCCGATCAGATCCGGTTTCTCCACAGTCTCTCGTTCACGACTGGGCAGATCGCGAAGGTGCTCGACATCAAGTACCAGCACGCTAATAACGTGATCAACCGACCCTTGAAGCGCGGCTAGTTCGGCGCCATAACAACAGGGGAGGAGCAGGGCAAACCTTGCTCCCCCTACGTAGAGCGTTTCGATCATATCCAAGCGAGGAAGAACTAGTCATGACCAAGCTTCTGAAGAAGGTCAGTAGATGGTACTTGGAGCTCACTCAGCCCGAGCCTGAGTACCACACGCTCGAACTCATCCGCGCGATGCGCCAACGTCAGTTTGCTCTTATGCTCCAGGAACAACGCAAGGAAATCCAACACCTGCGGCAGCGTCACCACCAGCACTAACGGAAAGACAGAGCTAATGACCATAACATGGACGCGCTTCGTACCGTGGAAGTACGAGTGTGACTACCGCCTAGCGTGGGCTGGGATCGCGCCTTGGTCCAACATCGTCTGGTGCTAGGGAAGGAAGGAAGGAAGGAAAGGAGCTTCGGCTCCTTTCTTTTTACCTCCAGGAGGTCCTAGAGGGCATAGAGGGCAACAAGCTCCGCCGTACATACATTCGTACCGCCGCGAAACATAAGAAGGACAAAAATAGTTGTTCCCAATCGGGAGTACTTGATAAAATCTGATAAAAATCGGGAGGCTATCTTTTTAACTCGTTGAAATCATTAAGAAAAAGTACTTCCCCTAGTATTATTAGTATTTTCGCTTCAAACTATTATAAATCGCTTTTTGTAGGAACACTGTGCCTGTTCCTGGCCTACTGCTGTTTTGAAACTCTCTCTCTTTTACTCTACTAATACTAATCATACTAATATTCCTTAATGAAATCAAAGAGTTATAAAGACATCCTTATAAAGAATACTAAGGCAACCTTTTATGAAAAACCAAAATCGAGAAGGGTCTTTGCTATGTCGGACAGCACGGAATTCCCGTGGAGAATTCCTACCTCATCGGGATCTTCTGAAAATCGACAAAAGGAAACTAATCATACCACTTTTTCTGAATGATTTCAATAAGTTAAACAAATACCCCCACGCCACACCCTTCTCAATCTTCGTTTTTTCAGAATTCCCGCCCCTGACGCCCTCAAAATTCTACCGGGTGACCTTTATTTTGGCCGTTGATTGACTATTAGAACCTAATATATAATAGAATTGTAGAACCAAAAACAACCTAGTAAGGGAACAGTTCATGAACACGAACACGATAACAGCTCAAGACGCCCCTCATGCAGAAACGATCAACCAACTCGCCCGTGATAACGCTTGGAGCGAGATTGGATTCGTTCACCCCTTGACAAACGCACTGCTCTACGCCAACTCGATCTGGGCGTTGAGCGAGTATTGGAAGCGTGAGGGTCTCTACAATCGCAACCTAGCATTCACCCACTACCTCGTGAAGTAAGCCGCCTCCAAAACTGGAGAGGCAATCAAGCCTCTCCAGCACTAGGAACAAACGCTCATGTTCATCATCTACGACGATCTTAACAAACCTCCGTTCCACGGTCGAAGCGCTCTCAACATCAATCCTACTAAGGCTTACCTTAAGCACTACTCCAACTACCTCTTCCTGGAATTCATAACCAAGAGGAGCCAAGACCGAAGCGAACTCCATCAGGCGAGGAAGGAGCTTACGATCTGCGAACGTAAGCTTGCGTACTGGAAGAAAGTTCCAGGATGGGAAAGTGCTCGAGTAGCGACGGAAGTAGAGAAGCTCAAGAAGCAATGGGCTGGATCGTAGTAGATTAAACGTGGTGCCCGTTGGACCAAAAAATTCTAACGGGCGCCATCTATTTTGGCACTTGATTGACCATCGATACCTAATATATAATAGAACATAATAACAAAAGTACCTAGGAAAGGCGCGATCATGAAGAAAAGAACAATCGTAACGCAGAGCAAGTTCAGCGTATACCTACAGAACGCGGATGGCGACGAGATCACGCTGGAGCTTACGCTGCCAGACGAAATCGACCACGAAGCTGCGGAAGACGACATCTGCGCGCATCTTCCCCAGCATTCGTTCCCAATCGTTCTGAATCAGGACGCTTGGATCCGCATCGTTAAGCATCGGAAGTAGGAAGGAAGGAAGCATATAACATGGCAAACCAGGTAACCAACCGTGAAGACGACGAAGGATCGGTATTGGAGCGCGTAATCGTTATGGCCTTCGAAGTCCACAAGGCGTTCACGATAACGCACGAGCAGCTACATGAAGCGCTGTGCAAAGCGATCCACGAGGGAGATCCCAGCGATCTTATTCAGCTCGGGAAAGACATCGTAGACATCAAGTAGGAAGTAAGCTATGACGCAGGAAGCCGAAGCGGCGGAAGAACTTCGCCAGTGGGTAAAGGAGCGTAAGGTGCAAGCCTTCGAATACCTGCGCCACATCGAGCGAGGTACTTACGAGCTGAAGCATATCGGCTACAAGACGTTCGAGGAGGCTGCACGTGACGCGATCAAGCGTGCAGCCAGCGAGATCGAGAAGAAGGTAGTTGCCTTCGAGCGTAAGTATCCAAACGACTAGGAAGGAAAAGAAACGATGGCATGGCGACGAGGCAGAAGCCTGAACGCTACGTACTACGACGACAACTTCGGGCACTACGAGATCAACGACGAGTCCGACGTCGAGTTCTATCATCAAGTGCAGAAGGAGAGCCGACGCAAGAAGTGTCAGGGGTGCGGCCAGATGGTAAGGCTGCGACCTGACTACGCATACTGCAACGCGTGTGCAGACAGAGCCGAACGCGGAGGAGAGTACTGACATGAGAGCATCTAATGCAGCATACGAGTGCCCACATACGAAGGGGCCTTGGAAGAACCTCCGAGGACTCGATGGTAAAGGATGGCAGCTACGCAGCTACGAAATCCTCCCTATGTTCGGCCTCGAGCCTAACTCGGCAATTCCTCGGGACTTCGAAGCGACGATATGCATCGGAGACACGATGGTTCGCATCCTGAGGAGGGATGACGTGAAACAGACTGGCGTGAAGCGTCGAGTGCAGGCGTACTGTAACGGGTGTGGTCTGAATGTCTGCGCAGGGCACCTGCATCAGCACCTGAAAGGTTGCGCCCAATACCAAGACAACACGTCCAAGTAATAAGAACAGGCAGGTCGAAACGCTACAGGGAGGTAAGTACCTTGTAGCGTCCAGAGGTAAAGCCTCTGCTGAGGAGACCAAACGATGAGACTGTATTCCTACGAAGTCACTGGGAATTACTACTTTCCCGCCGACATGCTGAGGTACGATCAGTGTTGGCCTACGAGACAGGAGGATGTGACGTACCTAGCGGAGCACCTAGAGAAGTCGACAACCTTCGGGCTCACCTCTGTCCAGAAGCCCACAGTCGGCCGCTGGGAATCGTTCGGCTGGAGCGTCGGTAAAGTCACCACTCGTTACGGGTGACCATCAAATATCCTCGGTCACCCATCATTTTGGCCGTAGATTGAACATCAAGGACTAATATATAATAGAACATAATAACAAAAATACCTACTTAAACCTACCAACCGGAAACAAACATCATGCTCGAGATTACAAAGAAGTTCCGATTCGTACGCGAAACCTCGGGAGCACTTCGTTACCACGAAGAGCTCGGAGGTGGTTTGTTGGCCGAGTACCCCAACACGCTTGGAGCGGCGATCGGCGTTCTCTACATTCGGAAGAGCGCCATCAAGGGTAAGACCCCTGATCAGCTCACGGTTACGATCGCATACACGGAGAAGGAATAACATGACACAGTTGCAGGAAGTGCAGACGTTGAAGCCTAAGAAGGCTCAACGTAACCGAGTTCGGTTTCAGGTCGAATGCGAGGAGGCGAACGTCGCGAGGGTAATGCTCCTGCTTGATCAGGTTCGGATGGCCTTACAGTTCGAGATCTCCGACTACGATCCGTTCTGGAAGGTTACATATTCCAGGACGGTGCTCAAGGACAGTGGAAGCGGAAGCAATTGATGGCTTGGACGGTTACTGCTCAGTGCGAACTGGATAATCGCGATCCAGGAACGACAGAACTCGTCGTTTCCAGCCTCCGAATCAGCGTTAACCCAAGGGAGTTGTTCGCAAACATGATCGAGAACAACTTCCCTACCGATCCTACGGATATTCCGCGGGCAGAATACGAAAGGAACATGAAGATCGAACGGCTTTGGGAAGAGCTATCCAAGCTCATCCAGGAGTAGTTAACAGATCGAAAGGGCGCGCTGTGAAGCGTCCCCTCCACACGTGAAGCGTGTGCTGATGAGATCGATTGAGATCCCTGAACTGGAGTACAAACACTATGGGTAAGCACAACAGGACAAACGAGAGCGGCAGCAGCGAAGTGATCGAGAACCTCGCTCAGTTGAATGCCGAGCAGGCGGAGAACTTTACACTGCCTTTGCCGCCTACGCTCACCGTCGAAGATCTCGTGACGACGGATCACGTTCTCACCCCCGACGGCGAGATCGTTGAGGCGCCAGCGCCACTACAGACGGAAGTCGAAGGCAACTTAGCGGTTGCGGCGCCTGCACCTCAGCCTACACTGCCGCAGGAGCATCGCGTCGACGAGGAGGCCTTCAGTAAGGCTTCGAACACCTCCGAGCGGATGCGGGAATTGTCGCGTCAGGGGTTTAAAGTCTCGGCGATCGCGAAGATCATGGAAGCTCGCTTCGGGGCAGGAAGGAAGTTCCCCTTCCGCTACCAGCACGTGCGCAACGTGCTCAACCAGCCGCTGAAGCGCAAGGCCTCCTAACAACCCAACCAAAAGCACTTAGGGGAAGCGAAGGCTTCCCCTATTCCCGTAGGATACAAGGAACGATCAGGAGTATACGCACACATGAGTACAAAACCAGTACTAAGCACACTGCCCGAAGCGATGCGCCAGAGATCCACCGAGGAGGTAGGAGCTTCCTTCGTCCATTGGGCTTTGGAGTCTGAACACCAAGGATGGGACGGACACGATCGTAAGGATCTTCCTGCCTATCGCCGGCTCTTCGAGGACTTCGCGTTGTGTCTCAACGCTATGAAGGGGCAAGATTCCCCAATCTTCTCCGACGGAGTCCGCTTCGCAACCCGCAACACCTACGAGAACATGAGTGGGAGCTTAGACAATGAAGATAAAGACGAGTCATCTGAATCTTGACGAGAAACGCCGGCTGATCGAGGAGATCCTCGATGCGCTCGTGGAAGCCGTTGCGGTAGGTAGCACCGGAGGCGCTCCGGGCTCAGTCCTGTATACGGTAATGCAGGAGAAGCTGGGGATTGACCTTCCACAGTTCGAAGCTATCATGAGAGCGCTCGTGATGGCTGGTCGCCTAGAGAAGCAGGGTGACCTCTACTTTCTAGGCAAGAAGGCCAACTACAGGAACTGAGCAATGAGTCGGAGGGGGCACAATTGAGCCTCTTGAAACTCTGTGTTGTTTCCCCCTCCCCACCCCAAGAGGGGACCATCTTTTGACCAAAAATGTGTGTCATGAGGTACTATAATGTCGGATGTTAGATACGAAGTGTTCGTCGACCGAGGTAGCAACACTGTGAACACAGAGATCATCGGCCGCCGCCCTATCTTCTCGTGTGCAAAGCAAGCAGGGGCAGAATACTTCGCTCTGCATAACCTTAAGCTTCGCGTACGGTGGCGAATCGTTCGCGTCGAGAGGCGCGAAGTTCGAACGTCTGACGATGTCGCCCGCGAAGCAGCCGCGAAACCCAAACCAAACCGGGAAGCCACGCGGACCAAAAAATAAATCTAGGTCGCCCATCATTTTGGACGTTGATTGACCACAAAAAATGATGTATAATATAATTGTGCCAAAAAACAACGTCACTTCATTTGGTCAAAGAAACAACGTCCATCGATGGGGTGCCTAGTGACAGAAGAGCCTCGGCCAGCATACGTAGTGGAGAGGATACGCAAAGCGAGGGTGCGGTCACAGCTCGCTTCGCTTCAGTACATCCTAGCCAACTCCTCGGCCAAGTGCATATCGAGTGCGACTGGGCTAGTGAATGTAGATTCGCTAGAGGCATTCGTTCGCTCGTTGTATCCGTTCCCGCAGGATCTAGAGAAGGAAGCTATTGCTCTCGTACTTCGAGACACTGATCTTGCGAAGAAGGTGACTCTAGCCTACGACACTGCTAAGTTAATAGCCGAGCAAGAGATAGCTTTCCGCCAGATCAGAGCAATGATCTTAGGTAAACGCTCGTGGGCGTCTATACCGGATCCAAAAGCACCCAACACTTTAGGCTGGAGAGGCTGGAAGTGGGATCCAGAGATAAAGGTTCTTGTTTCGCCTGCTTACCAAGCCTTCTGGGAAGGCCCAGAACTCCGCGTAACAGACTGGGATACCTCCGAAGCTCTCCGAAGCCACAAAGGTATCCACGCTAAGCTCGTTCCCCACGATTGGAAGGTCGCAATATGGGGCGGAGATGACTGTCCCGATCTCGGCCTCCTCCCCGTGACGGGAATCGTCGAAAGGTTTGGTCGCTTCGTCTTGGGAACTTTGGGATGGCGAGCGGAATGGGTGATCATCCGCAAACTGCTCGCTCCCACACAAGAATTGGGGTTCGAGCTCGAGAGAGCATACCCTGATGTGGAAGTATGTTACTTCGACACTAAACAGTATGGAGCATACTAACCATGAGCAACGGCAACGGCGACCTCCTTAAGGAGATCAGAATAAGCGTTAACTACTATGTTGCTAAGGAGCACGAAGTGCCTGCTGCTCTAGGTTCTCGAGCGGTAGCAATCCTAGGCGCCGCGTTCGATGACCTTATCGATAACGGTACCATCGACATCCAACTAAGCGAACACCTAGTCATAGAGGAACATCTGGAAGAAGAGGAGAGTACATCATGAACATCGGACCAGTAAAAGAAGTAGGAGATCGGCCTCCGGAACCTCTGGTGATCCCCAGGGAAACTCCGGAGCCCGAGTTTCAGCCACGGCGTCACGCTCCAGCCAAGAGGGAGAAAGAACGCGAACTCGAACCTGTGAAGCGCTAACTCATGAGCGGAGGATTCGGAGAAACTCACCTCAAGGCCTGCCTTCGTAAGCGCGAAGAGTTCGAACCTTTAACCTACGCAGATGTCTGGGAGGAGGTCTCCGACATACTTAGCCCAGGGCTTGTCTACACACGAGACCACAAACCTTGGGTACTCGGAGACGTTCAACAAGTTGTGACAACTGCGACGAACGAGATATGCGACATCCTGATAAAGGAGGGATGGAAAATAGACCTCAGCAACAAACTGTAGCAACACCAGCAATAGGAAGGAAACGTAACCATGGGACTACGAATCGGTAACTTTAACATCCACGACGTGAAAAACGTCAGCCTCAGCCTCGGAAGTGTGGGCACCACGACCAACTGGTTGTCGCTACGCTGCGAGAGTCACATCACGGGCGAAGACTACAGCACCTTCGAGTTATCTATCTTCATCGAATCCAAGGATATGCTCCGCTACAAGAGAGCAGTCGACGCCTTTAACGCAGTACTCAAAGCACATTCCCCCAAGAACGCGGACGACATACCATTCTGAGGCATCATGTTAGCACGTAAAACAGGTAAGCCTCGAGCCTTAGAGCTCGAGACGCAGAGAGCTGAGGAGCAGCAAGAGCTCTCCAAGGCTTTCAAGCCATTTCTAAAAGAACTATTCGGTGAGGATATCAAGCCGGAAATTGTCAGCGGCGAACAAGCCTTGCTCCACGAAGCCATAGCCTTTCAGGACGCTGAGGCACCCGAGGAGCCTACGCCACCGTTGCTCGACAAGGATGGTATGCCTCTGAAGCCTTTGCCGCAACTCTCGTGGCTAAAGGAGAACTTTCGTACTAAGAGTGCTTGCATCCGCTATCTGGTATCGGAACAATTCGAGATCAAGCGGATTGCTAAGCACTTGAATCTCCGCTACCAACACGTACGAAACGTGGCTACGAGTACCCTCAAGCGGGGCCCCAACGAGGATTGGCACGTACACCCCAAGGATCCGGAGCCTTAACACACGATGGCAACATACTATAAACGTTACGTCAGCCGCAAACAGAAAGCTGCTGGCATGGAATCCCGAGTCAACCTCCTGGAGAAAGAAAGACACATGATCGATTTCCAACTACTACACCCACGCATGACCGTGGATCACCTTGGTTACATTCCCCACTGGCTGAGCGTCGACAACCCCAAGCCAGCCAAGGAACAGATCCATGACAACTACACACACGGAGGAGGTTGGCACCCATTCAAAGGGTTCAGGATGTCTATAGATGGCAAGTACACACTCTATTACCCTGGGGATCCGCAAAAGTTTAGTCCGCTCGCGAAAGCCCAGCTACGCGACGAGACGATCCTCTTTTACAGGTCAGCATATGTTTGCATAGTACAGAAGGATGGCACATTCGAAGTCGCGCGCATCGACTAGTACCCAAAAATTAAAGAGACCGACTATCATTTGGACTCTTGAGTGACTATATGGTTCTATAATATAATAGAACAATAGAAAGATAAGGTCAATGAAATGCCGAAGCCGATCTGTGTGAAGTGCAAACGTTTCTACAAGCCGAAGAAGAACGGTATATTCGCGCTTGAGCAAATGCCGAAAGCCAACGGTGCCAAGCCTGGTCTTGAAGATGAAGAGAACTGGGAACCATACAAGATCTGGCGAGCGGACCTTTACAAGTGCGAGGGCTGCAACCACGAGATTGTTGACGGCTTCAGCTGGGGACCACTCGCTGAGCACTACGAGGACAACTTCAAACGCTGGGCACAATTCGTCACTTACACCGTCAACGATTGCTAATCAAGGTCAAGGGAGAAGGAGGAGGAACAGTGGGAACGAAGGTTAATCTCAGCCTAGACGATCTCAAAGCGCTTGCTGCGAGATCCAAAGAGGCTGGGACACAAGACAGATTCATCGATCTCATGCTTGACTGGGCTACGGAAGCCGAGAAGACGATCAAAGCCATGGAGACTAAACATCAGACGCAGACGAAGGAAGACAGCGACGACCCGTCGCTACAGTAGGACTAAAGAGAGTCCAAGTCAAAGATACAACCCGTACCAGCAACCGAAACCTGGGTTCTTTCAGTTGCTTCGTACCCTCCTTGAACCCAAGAAATTACGTCCGTGGTACATCACGATCAATGGACGAAAGCGAGGAACGAGATACAGAAACTACGAAGAGTTTCGATATGCCTTGCTGGAGATGCACCAGCTAGGAATGATCCCAGCAGGTGCTAGAGTAAGGGTATGCCGAATCGATTCGGAAGCAAACAAGGAAAAGGGCTAATGGCGGCGAGCAAGATCACTAAGGAGCAGTGCGACTCCTACTTACGATCGATGTGCATGTTCTCTGTGCAGATCGCTACGCTGCTGCAGCAAGAAAAGCCTGACTGGAACCAGATCTACGACCAATGGCTGTATGTCGAGGCCGACTTCCAGCGGATCGACAAGTTCATCGACCAAGAGATGAAGGCTCAGGAGAACTAAGACGCTATGGCAAAGAAAGATCTGTATACAGTAGACAGGGTGAGTGACGAGCCCTTGCGCTACACCGTATCCAAGTATTCGAGTACCTTGTCGCTCGAGACAGCGTACTCGGTGGAAAGAGTGCGAGGACGTTTCACATGCAACTGCATGGCTGGCGAACGAGGGCTGCATACGTGCAGACATCGAGAGATGATCGACGTCTTCCAGGACGGCTTCCCAGGGCAACAGAAGCCCGTCTTCAACCTGGGTTGCTTGTACTCCTACGACAAGAAGAAGTGGGAACCCAGAACCCTCGGCAAACAAGAGCCAGCCCTCGAAGACGATAGAGAACCTGAAGAGGAGATTTAGCTTAGCGTGCTCTCCTGTGAGACCCAATCTGTAGGACTCCCGGTGAGTCTCCTGGTGAGTCTCCCGATCGCCCAGCAGGATCGGTGGCGTCTCGAAGTAACTCCTGCAGTTCGAGGGAGGTGGGTTTTGTCGTTTTCCCATTCCTCCCCAAGGACTCGCCGCCTTGGGTACTCCTGATCGAATCCACGAGCCCCAGTGGGTATGGGGTGTCACAACCAACTAACGGAAAGCAAACTCCATGGCATACAGACCCACAACATCGCGTCTCGTCGATCCTAATCGTAGGACTAACTACTTTAGGAGAGAGTTCCCGAAGATGGAGCTCGGATCAGCAGAACCCAAGAGGCCTTCGTACTTCTACATTGCTTGGGGCTCAAGACCAGAATACCGATGGGCACACGGTAAGCACACCGATGTCAGAGAGGCTTGCTGTGAAGCTTTCGGCATGTCGAAGGATGACATGCGTGCTTGGAACCTTGGCACATACAAAACCGAGGCTCTTAGACTTATGCGGCGAATCATGATACAGGAAAGAGCGACCAATGACCGACGGCGTACGCAACACCAAGTTTAGACCGCTGCTGGCAGCCACCATCGATGATGACAGCCAGCTTCGGACCCTCGAATATCCCATGATTGCCTCCCCGAAGGTCGACGGGATCCGCGTGATCTGCCATGGCAACTTGGGTCCCTGCACTCGGAGCCTGAAACCCGTGCCGAATCGGTTCCTGCGAGACAGGATGCAGTACGCCATCTTTGAGGGGCTCGACGGAGAAGTCTGTGTGGGCCCTAGCTCAGCGAAGGACGTGTTCGATCAGACTCGGTGCATCATGGCGCGCGATGGCACTCCTGACTTCACCTACCATGTCTTCGACTTCGTCGGGACTCCCAACGAGCCTTACCACATCCGACTCGATACAGTCGAACGGATCGTTGCAGGAGCCCACGGCGACACCAAGAAGTTCCT